GTTTCTCTACAATTCTGCTATGGCACTAGGTAGTGTCAAAGAGAAAATGATGAGCTTTGAGATGTACGGGAAGAATATTCCCCATTTGCAGGAGGACAAAGATTATGGCGAAACGAATAATTGATTACGATCAACTAACTAAGAATTATGAAACTATGATTGATACACTAGAGTATGACTCTATGCGTAGTGCAGGAAAAGCTAAGCTTAATGCTGAAGTGCTTTTCTATATGCACGCACTTAAAGATCGTTATAGTAAAAAAGTTTCTGAACAACCAAAACCTGCGGTAACACCTGTTACTAAGAAGGGAGGTAACTAAGAATGGAAGATACCAATGCAACCACAGACTCTGCCCGTATGGATGACTCTGTAGCAGTGGAAAGTCAAACTGAAGAGTCATTGCTGGCTGACATCATACGAAACTCTGATTTCGTTGATACTCTACCCGATGAGCAAGTACCGCAGTTAGACACGGAAGAAGCTGATGACGAAGACCCAGAAGATTCAGTAGAAGCCGATAACGAAGATGAAGAAGAAGAAGATGAGATTGAAGAAGAAGAAGCAACGGATGAGGATGATACGTCTACCCAAGAAGCCGATGTGTACACTACTGATGATCTTGACTTGGATGCACAAGTACTCGTTAAAATTGATGGCGAGGAAGTTGCTGTATCCTTTAGTGACCTTATCAAAGGTTACTCTACAGAACAACATCTCTCTAACAAGGGTCGAGAACTTGGTGATGCTAGAAAGCAAATGGAAGAGGAATACAATAGTAAGATTCAAGAAATCTCTACTATGGCACAAGCCTCTGCTGCTATTCTATATAGCCAAGAACAAGAACTTTCTAAGGAATATCATGCTATTGAATCAGCAATTGAGAAAGCCCGTGAAGAAGGTGACACCTACGAAGTAAACGAACTTAAAGATAAACGTGAACAAGCTCAGAAAAACTATTGGGCAGCACGCAAACAGCGTGAAGGTCTAACTGAGAATGTTGGTAAACAACTAGAACAACAGACTGCTAAACAGTGGGAAGAACAACTGAACTACTTTAATGAGACAATTCCAACGCTAATTCCTGACTTCAGTGAAGATACAGCTATGGCAATTCGTGAATTTGCTCTCGAAGAAGGCATTTCAGCAGAAATACTTGACACTATTGCAGATCCGATTATTGTTAAGTTTGTTGATGATTATCGTCGTTTAAAACAAGGTGTCTCTAAAGGACAGGCTAAAAGAAAAGTTACTACTGTTAAAAAGGCTCCGATACGTAAGGCTAAAACTCGTGCTCAGAAAGAGACGACAGCCGCACAACGTACACGGGAAAAAGCACTTAGTGGTAATGCAACTGCTGAAGAGCAACAAGAATTTCTTAGAGGGTTAGCACAACGCTCGTTAAACTTATAATACCTTGGAGGGTATAAAAAATGGCTAACAATCTCGGTGTTCGCGGCACTGGTGGACCACAAGGTCCAGCTCGCGGAACAGGCAAAGACGTCTCACAGCGTGAGGATCTTGCTAACTTTATCACGATGATTACTCGTGACGAAACTCCTTTCATGTCATCTATTGGCAAAGCAAAAGCTACAGCTATCTACCATGAGTGGCAGACAGATCAGCTTGAAGCTCCAGGCAACTCTCGCATTGGCGAAGGTACAGATTGGATTGCACCTGATGCAACTGGTTCTGGTGGTACAGGCGCAACTCCAGCTACTGGCGCTAAGTTTGCTATTTCTGGTCCATATCGCACACGTCTGGGTAACTACACTCAGATTAACGGTAAGACAATTGCCGTATCAGGCACACGTCGTGCAGTCGATCAGGCTGGCGTAGCTGATGAGTATGCTTATCAGTTGAAAAAGCGCGGTACTGAACTACGCCGTGACGTTGAATTTGATATGGTTCATTCAATGAACGTATCAAGCGCAGTCGGCGTACAAGGCGCAAATGCTCGTTCAGCTGGTAGCTATCAGGCATTTATCAACTCAGCTTCAACTGTTGACTATGTTGGTGAATTCCAAGCTCCTTCAGCTGCTACCACAGGCGCTGGTACAGACGCAGACGGTACAGCTATTGCTCGTTCAACCATTGCTGGTTCAACAACTGCACCTGATCGTGATCCAATTGCACTGACTAACATTGATTCAGTCATGCAGAAGATCTATGAGCAGGGCGGTAAAGCTTCAAAGATCATGCTGTCACCAAAGCTTCGCCGTGATTTCTCTGACCTAATGGTTGGTGATACAGGCGTACAGCGTAACATTGACGACTCAGGCAAACTGCGTCAGTCAGTTGACGTATACATGTCAGACTTCGGTGATCTTATGGTAGTACCTAACTACGTAATGGGTCTTACTAACAACTTCGCATTTACTGGTGACAACAACGTTGCTCACTCAGGTGCTGGTGTTACTAACCTTGCTAACTTCTCTGCATTGATCTATGATCCAATGTGGTTTGCTATTGCAACTCTGCGTCCTCTTGCAGAAGTTGACGTAGGACAGCAGGGTGACTCAACCAAAGGAATGATGGTTGAAGAGTCAACTCTGGAAGTTCGTAACCCATTGGGTTGTGGCGCTATCTACGGTCTAGAGTAGGTTTTATTGAGGGGAGGTCTTAGGGCTTCCCCTCTTTTTACTATAGGAGATAAGTATGGGTAAAATAAAAAATCCAGCAGGTAATCCAGATAGTAG